ATGGCGAAGAAGGCGCCGGAGTTGGAAGAATACAAATATGGCTTCCGCGACGAGCACAAGGCTGTCTTCCAGACGGGCAAAGGGCTTACGGCGGACGTCGTGCGCACGATCTCGCAGATGAAAGGCGAGCCGGAATGGATGCTCGAGTTCCGCCTGAAGGCGCTGGAGCAGTTCAACAAGATGCCGGTTCCGCGCTGGGGCGGCGATCTGGATGAACTCGATTTCAACGACATCCAATATTACGTCAAACCGTCCGAGAAGCAGGGCCGCACTTGGGAAGAAGTGCCGGCTGAAATCAAGGAGACGTTCGACAAGCTGGGCATTCCCGAAGCGGAACAGAAGTTCCTCGCGGGCGTGTCCGCACAGTACGAGTCAGAAGTCGTCTACCACAACATGCGTGAAGATCTGGCGAAGCAAGGCGTCATCTTCATGGACACGGACACCGCGCTGAAGGAGCATCCGGAGATCTTCAAGCAATACTTCGGCACGGTCGTGCCGCCGACGGACAACAAGTTCGCCGCGCTGAACAGCGCCGTATGGTCCGGCGGCAGCTTCATCTACGTCCCGCCGGGCGTGAAGTGCGAAATCCCGCTGCAGGCGTATTTCCGGATCAATTCGGAGAACATGGGGCAGTTCGAACGGACGCTCATCATCGCCGATGAGGGCAGCTTCGTCCACTACGTCGAAGGCTGCACGGCGCCGATCTACAGCACGAACTCGCTGCACAGCGCCGTCGTCGAGATCATCGTGAAGAAGGACGCGCGCGTCCGCTACACGACGATCCAGAACTGGGCGCCGAACATCTACAACCTCGTCACGAAGCGCGCGGTTGCGGAAGAGAACGCGACGATGGAATGGGTCGACGGCAACATCGGCTCGAAGCTGACGATGAAATATCCGGCCGTCATCCTGAAAGGCCGCGGCGCGAAGGGCAGCGTCCTGTCCATCGCGGTTGCGGGCAAAGGCCAGCATCAGGACGCCGGGGCGAAGATGATTCACCTCGCGCCGGATACGACGTCGACGATCATTTCGAAGTCGATCTCGAAGCACGGCGGCAAGGTGACGTACCGCGGTCTCGCTTCGTTCAGCCGCAACGCCGACGGCGCGAAGTCGAACATCAAGTGCGACACGCTCATTCTCGACAACCAGTCGACGTCGGACACGATCCCGTACAACGAGATCATGAACGACAACATCACGCTCGAGCACGAGGCGACGGTGTCGAAGGTGTCGGAAGACCAGCTCTTCTACCTGATGAGCCGCGGTCTGTCCGAAGCGGAAGCGACGCAGATGATCGTCATGGGCTTCATCGAGCCGTTCACGAAGGAGCTGCCGATGGAGTACGCGGTCGAGATGAATCGGCTGATCAAGTTCGAGATGGAAGGCAGCATCGGTTAACCCTTGAATTGACGGGGTTTTTGATCGGGGAAAGACGCGCTCGCCCACAATTTGCCCACAATTTTTATGATAGGTATCGGGCATAAAGGTCGAGCGCGTCTTTTTCTATTTTCTTCGTGACGTGCAGGTACTTTTCAGTGGTCTTTATGCTGGCGTGTCCGAGCCGCTCAGCGACGTAGCGGATCGTCGCCCCAGCCTCGAGCAGATGGACGGCGTGGCTGTGCCGGAGGGCGTGAGGCGAGAGCCGCGGCAATCCGGCTCGCTTGCATACCTCATACATATATTCCCTTACGACGTTGATCCGCAACCATTTTCCGTCTGGACCGTGGAACACCAGGTTGAGATCGGAACGTTGGAAACCGTACCGAAGGATGGTTTCCTTCTGGTTCACCCGGTACTCCTTCATAGCGCGGATCGTTTCCGGGTCCAGTTTGATTGTTCGGATGCTGGAGCGGGTTTTCGGTGTGGTCACGCGCGGATCCGTGTTGAGCGGATAGATGAGCGTTTTGGTGACGCTGACCGTGCCCTTGATAAGATCAATGTCATCCCAGGTGAGCGCCAGCGCCTCGCCTATTCGCAGACCGGTGCGAGCGAGCAGGGTAAACAATGCCTGATGCATCCGGGAGTGCTGATACTTCGCGTGTTTGACCGGCACGCACGCGGCCAGAAACCTGCTCAGCTCGTCCACCGTGAAAAACTTGATTTTCCCGGCATCCTCGTGCTCGTCACGGGCGATCTTGATTTTTTGCAGGGGGTTGTCCCGGAGGATCCCGAACTCATGGATCGCGTCGCTGATGGCGCTCGCAAAGATGCTATGGATTCGCCGCACTGTCCCCTCGCTGTACCTTTCCCGCAGCTCGTTGATCCAGCGCTGGTACTCGGCTCTAGTCAAATCCTTCAGCCTGTAGTTCCCCCAGCGCGGAATGATGTTGAGGCGGACGTTCCGCTCCTGGACGAGATAGGTATTCAGCTTCACTGCCGGACGTTTGTAAGTTTCGAGCCATTTTTCCAAATAGTTTGCGATCAGCTCATTACCATTTTCCGCAAACCCATGTTCTTCGATACGCAATTCTTCGGCGGCCGCGGCGAGCTCCGCTTCTTTCTTCGTTCGGAAGCCGCTTTTCGACTTTTCCCGATACTTTCCAGTTCGCCTGTCGATGTATCGGATACGGTATTCCCAGCCATTCGAGCGTTTACGGAATGAGGCCATGATGCTTTCCTCCTTTTCGACTTTTCAGATTTTTATGGTATTGAACGGGAACATGTGTTCGTATATAATAAATGGACAACCAGTCAAGGGAGGTAAACCATGGAAAAAGTAAAAGTTGAAACCGTTTACCAGCCGGAACTGCTTGTCCAAAAAATGTTCATTGCAAGGTCAATCTTCGTCAGCGAACAGGAGTTTTGCGACCTTCTTGATCTTTTTCTGTACATTCGGATCCGTCAGGTCGATGCCCAGCTCCCTCTCTAAGTCCTCAAAAAACCGCAACCGAGGATCGGTTTTTATGACCGTAGACCGGAAGCTAGGGTCAATGTCGTCTTTCGAGACATCGAGCGCCAGAGCGATCTTCTGTATGTTGCCAGGGGGAGCGAGCACGTTCCCCCTAAAATATTCGGAAAGCGTGCTAACAGGTATGCCTGTTTTTTCGCTGAGTTGTTTCTGGGTCATGCGCCGCTTATCTATGAGCCGGCGCAGATTTTTTGCGATTTCGTTTTTTAAATACTCCTCATAGTCCCTCTTATTGTCGACCATCTTTTCATCATCCCCTTTCAACATACTTATTATATCCGATGATCGCCGAAAAGTAAAGAAAAAAATCCGAAAAAAATCGGTTGACAATCCGATGTTTGTCGGATATCATGGGAGTACATCGGGAAGGAGGTGCAGACCTTGAGCCAAGAGATACTCATCACTCTAGAAGCCGCCCGGGTGAACACCGGCTTAACGATTGCTGAAGCGGCGCCACTTTTCGGCATCCACCGGGACACGTTGTGGAAGTACGAGCAAGATTCCACAAACGTCCCCCGAACCTTTATGATCAGGGCGGAAGAGGTATACGGCATCCCAGCGAAGCATCTTTTTTTCGGAAAAAAATCCGACTTTCATCGGATTAGGAAGGAGGGGGCCTGATGAACGGAGGCAATCAGGCTCCGATCCTCTCCGTCCAAGTCGACGAATCAGCAGTGCAAGATGAGATCCGTCGGCAGGTTTCCGAAAGGCTTCGCGAAGCCGACACTGATCTGGTGTTCTGGGATGCCAAAGAACTCATGCGCCGCACTTGCATGAGCTGGAATTTCATTCAGCAGCAATTCTTTTTCGACCCTCGCTTTCCGAAGGTAAAAGTCGGAAACAAATGGTACTTCCCGGCCCGGGAAGCGCGGGAGTTTCTAGAACAATGGATTCGGGAGCAAATGAGGAGGGTTGTCTCATGATCGGCATCCATCCCGTACATCGCCGCCTGGCCGAGCTGCAGATCAAGGCCGATCGGCGCGGCGGATACGACCAGCTCACGATCCGCGAGCAAATGGATCTCCATCACTGCCTGCGAGTCAACGCGACGCTGGTTAGGCAGATGGATGAACTCAAGCAGCTGTCGTTTATCGCGTATCTGGCCGGTGACATGGATTGGATGGCGGACATTTGCCGGCAGATTGACGAGTTGGAAGCGAAGATGATTTGAAGAAGGGAGCGACATACATGTCCAAAACACAATACCTGCGCGAAGCATCGGTAAAGCTCGAAGAATCCATTGCAAAGCTGCGCCGTGCCAAGGCGGATCTGCTCCACGCCCGCTCCGACCAGCACGTCCGGCTGGCGCTGGCGCTGGCCGAGATCGAGGAAATTTACGAAATCCTGACTGACCCGGTCTGCACACCAGAAATGTACCTCGATGACGATGTGCCGGATCCGGATTGTGGCGACTTCGACGACTGTCGCTGGGACGGCGACCGGATCGAGGCGACGAAGACACTGTTGTTTCGCGAGCATATTGGGAGGAGGTGACGCCTCATGACCACTCACGACGAATACCGCGCCGCGCTCGTCGAATACCGGGCCGCCCAGCGTCTGTTTGACCAGGCTGAGCCCGACCGGGTGGACGAGGCGGTGTACCGGCTGCGGGCGGCGGAGCTCAGGCTGGGGGCGGCGATCCTGGCGCTGAAGGAAGAGCAGCGGGCGGGGTAATGGCCGTGCGCAACCCATACGACTGGTATATCACGCCGGAAGAGTACGAGACGGCCGCGGCAAATGGCATCTCCGCGGGCACGCTCGAAACCCGTATCCGCAGACTGGGGTGGCCGAAAGAGCTCGCCATGACCAAGCCGCCGAGGATGTTGTCGAAAATCCCGCGCGAAATCGTTGAGCTCGCCCAGCGCAACGATATCCCATATCAAACCCTGTACTGGCGCATATACGCCGGCTGGGCGCCGGAGCGCGCAGCGACGGAGCCGGTCGCGGATCGAGCGGAGCGCATCAGACGGGCACACGATGCCCGACGAAAGATTCCCGCCGATATTATCGAGCTCGCCGATCAAAACGGAGTCAAGTACACGACGCTCTGGAAACGGATCAATACGCTCGGATGGGACCCAATGACGGCCGCCACGACGCCGATCATGACGAAAAGCGAGAGCGGGCGACGGGCCAAAGCGAAGCGAGAAATCGTACACAAATGGATTTTCGCGAGGAGGTGACCGGCCCGTGCAAGCTGACGCGCAGTCGCCGGCAACCCGGCGGGTGTACCGGCAGCTGTTGGCCATCGAAGACATGATCGAAGCACATCGGATTGCGGAAGGAGGTGAACAGAGTCAATGAACATTACGATGCAAGACGTTCGCGTGCGTAAGGCGTTGAAGTTCATCAAGTCTCCCGGGCTGAGCGACCTCGAAGGTCTGAAGATCAACGAAAACCGCTTCACCATTGGAACCGGACTCTTTGTCGAAAACGGCATCATCATGGAGATTCCCGAGGCGTTCCGGTTCCGTACGAGGCTCGAAGTCGCTTCAACTGAAAACGGCGACAAGTTCTTGATCCTCTCGCAGCTTCTGACGGGAGGCCCGAATGCCTGGGACATGGAGGATGCCTTCTACCGGATCGGATTCAAGGATCCGGAAATCGAAATTCAGCTCCGAGCGCTCTGTGACGAGCTCGTGTCCCGCGGGCTCGCGGAATGGGTGGAAGAATGACCGCAAAAGGAGGTGGACAGAGCCAATGGGCGACAACAAGTGCGCCCGCTGCGGCCGAAAGCTGAAAGACCCGAACGCCGAATACGGCCCAATCTGCGCGCGGAAGGTGGCGGCTGAACAGGGCATCGCCGAGCAACCGGCCAGCAGCATCACGATCCAGACGACGATCCGCGACGGATACGCCGGCATGCGGACGCCGGTCGGTCCGGTGGTGGTGCGGATCCGGAACGGCGTGCAGAAGCCGCTGCGGCATCTGGTCCGTCACAGCCCGGACGGCTTCAACTGGGGCTACGGCGGCAGTGGGCCATCGGATCTGGCGCGGAGCATCATCGCCGACGCGCTCGGAACGACCGACCCGGCCATCTATCAAGAATTCAAATGGGAATTTGTTGCGAAGTGGGGCGACAGTTGGGAAATCTCGCTGGACGAGATTCTCGCATGGGCAGGAGTCGGCAAAGAAAAATCCACCGCGGCAACGGTGGAATAAATCAGGATTCAGCTCCATCATACCACAGGTGGGGCGGGGAGGGGAAGACATGGACAAGTACATGGGAGGCGTCGCATACCCGCGCGAAGGGACGCACACGGTCGAGGTATCGCTCCAGTGGGGCAAGTACAAAGGGACGATCATCTGCAAGATTGGTGGCAACACGATGGGCGCGTCGATTATCGACTCCGCATTGGATTCCCTTGTTGACGGCGATTTTCAGCCGGATATGAGCCTTGGGCAGAATCATAGACACATCGTACCAATCAGCAGCGGCACGGAAGCCGGATATGTGAAGTATTACAGACTTTTCAATGCGTCCGGCGACGAGTTGCAAATCGATTACGACGATATCGCGGATTGCATCGTCGGGGTCCGGATCGTCGGCTGGGAAGCCGGGTGACAACCATGCTGCAGCTCAAACCCACCATCACCCTCGAGCTCGACGGCCAAGAAGCCGCCATCATCGGCAGCGCGCTGCTGGAGCAGGCGCTGAGATGTCATGACGAGACCCGAGCGCGGCTCAATCGACTGATCGCCACGAAGGTCTTCGAGGCGCGGCGGCGACATCATGAGGCGGCTGCGGCCGTCTTGACGGAGCGGTATCGTCTGTGACGGTCCTCAAAGGCGATCGCGTCAGGCTGCAGACCGGCGAAACCGGCATCGTCGTCGAGGTGTGGGGAATCGCCCGTACCTGGCTTAAAGTCGACACGGGCAGCGGTCATGTCATCTGCATGGCCGCTGCTGTTGAACGGATCATCAATCGTGATAAAGGGAGGAAATGGCGTTGAGCGTCAAAATCAATAGGCTCGAAATTGAGAACGTGAAACGGGTCAAGGCCGTGAAAATCGAGCCGACGCCGAACGGCCTGACCATTATCGGAGGAAAGAACAACCAGGGTAAGTCCAGCGTGCTGGACGCCATCGCGTGGGCGCTGGGCGGAAACAAACACCGGCCGTCGCAACCGGAACGCGAAGGATCGGTTACACCGCCCTATCTCCATATCGTGCTGTCAAACGGCCTCATTGTCGAACGAAAGGGCAAGAACAGCGACCTGAAGGTCATCGACCCGAACGGCCAGAAGCACGGTCAGCAGCTGCTGGACAGCTTTGTCGAAGAGCTGGCGATTGACCTTCCCAAATTCCTGAATGCTACGAACAAAGAGAAGGCGAATATCCTTCTGCGGATCATCGGCGTTGGCGATCAACTGTTTGAACTTGAACGTAAAGAGCAAGAACTTTACAACCAGCGGCATGCAATCGGCCAGATTGCCGACCAGAAAACAAAGTTTGCGAAGGAACAGCCGTACTATCCGGACGCGCCGAAGGAACCGGTGTCGGCCGCGGACTTGATCAAAAAGCAACAGGAGATCCTCGCCAAGAACGGCGAGAACCAGCGGAAACGGCTGCGCGTACAGCAAATCCAGGCTGAGTTCGAGCAGCAAGGCAAAGAAGTGGCCCGGCTCATGGCCATGTTGAACGCTGCTCAGGAGAAGTACAACCAGCTGCAGCAAGACCTTGCCATCGCGCAGAAAGACGCACAGGATCTTGTTGACGAATCGACCGCCGAGCTGGAAGCCAGCATCGCGCAAATCGACGAGATTAACCGGAAAGTACGCGCGAACCTGGACAAGGAGAAAGCCGAGGAGGACGCGCGAGAATATGCGCGGCAATACGAGTCGCTGACGAAGGAGATCGAGTCGGTTCGGAAAGAGAAAATCGACCTGCTCACGAACGCGAATCTGCCGCTCCCGGGCCTGTCGGTGCAGGATGGCGAACTTATCTACAACGGTCAGAAGTGGGACAACATGAGCGGATCCGAACAGCTCAAAGTAGCCACGGCAATCGTACGCAAACTCAAGCCGCAATGCGGGTTCGTGCTCATCGACAAGCTGGAGCAGATGGACATGGACACGCTGCGCGAGTTCGGCCAGTGGCTCGAGCAGGAGGGGCTGCAAGCGATCGCGACGCGCGTGAGCACCGGCGATGAGTGCAGCATCATCATTGAGGACGGATACGTCGTCGGCGAGGAAGGCATCACGATCCAGCAGCCGAAGCCGGAAGGCGAAATCGACGCCGGCCCGACATGGAAAGTGGGTGAGTTCTGATCATGTTTGAAATCATCAGCGGCAAGATCCAGAAGGCAAAGAAGGTCGTGCTGTACGGTCCGGAGGGGATTGGCAAATCCTCTCTGGCCGCCCGATTCCCGAACCCTGTATTTATCGATACCGAGGGTTCAACGACAGAACTGGACGTGCAACGACTTCCGAAGCCGACAAGCTGGGAAATGCTCAAACAGCAGGTGCAGTGGGTGAAACAACAAAGGCCGTCTCGATTCGGTACTCTTGTAATAGATACGATCGACTGGGCCGAAATGCTCTGCAATGACGCCGTCTGTGCCCAACACAACAAAAAAGGCATCGAGGATTTCGGATACGGCAAAGGATACGTATTTGCCGCGGAGGAGTTCGGTCGTTTTCTGAACATGCTCTCCGATGTCATTGAGGCCGGTATCCACGTCGTGCTGACGGCTCACAGCCAGATCGTCAAGTTCGAGCAACCGGACGAGATGGGAGCCTATGACCGTTACCAGCTCAAGCTCGGCGCCAAGACCGGATCGCGGACGGCCGCACTGGTCAAGGAATGGGCGGATATCGTGCTGTTTCTGAATTACAAGACATTCAGCGTCGCCGCGGACGACAGCGGCCGCAAACACAAGGCACAGGGCGGCGCGCGCGTCATGTACACAACACATCACCCGGCCTGGGACGCCAAGAACCGGCACGGTCTGCCGGACGAGCTGCCGCTCGACTATGTGCATATCTCGCACATCTTTGCCGGACCGACAGTGGCCACGGCTCCACCGGTCACTTCACCGCCGGTGCAGCCTGCGCCCGAGACGACAGCAGAACCGGCACAACCCGCCGCGGAGCAGCCCACCGCGCCGGTCGAGCCCGCCAGTGAGCCGGTTACGGCGCCGGCGAACGCCTCCACGAACACGACTCCGGAGCAGTCGATCAATCCGAATATCCCGGCTTCGCTGCGGGATCTCATGATCCAGCACAAGGTTGCAGAGTGGGAGATCCAGCAAGTGGTGGCAAAACGCGGGTACTATCCGGCAGATACGCCGATCACGAACTACGATCCCGGATTCATTGATGGGGTGTTGGTAGCCGCATGGCCGAAAGTGTTCGCCATGATCGAAGAGATGCGCGACGAAGTTCCTTTTACCTAATACCAAACAGGAGTGATGAGACATGACGATGCAAGAACGTGAGCTGAACTGGGACGACACAATCGAGCGCGACGGCGGCGGGGAGTACGTACTCCTCACCCCCGGCGACTACAACTTTACGGTCACGAAATTCGAGCGCGCCCGGTTCCAGGGCAGCCAGAACCTGCCTCCATGCAACCAGGCGAAGCTCGAAATCACCATTCATTCGCCCGAACACGGTGATGTGGTCGTGTTCCACAACCTGTTCCTGCACACGAAGACGGAGGGTTTGCTTTCCGCATTCTTCACGGCGATCGGCCAGAAGAAAAAGGGTGAACCGCTGCGCATGAACTGGAATGCCGTCGTCGGCGCCAAGGGCCGCTGCCAAATCGAACATTACAAGTACACGAAAGACGGCCGTGAATACGTCAACAACCAGATCAAACGCTTTTATCCCTATGATGAGTACCTGAAATACGTCCAGCAATCATCTGCACAGCATCAGCCTCCATTCCCCACCGCCCAGCAAGGAGGCTGGCAACAAGGACAGTTTTAGGTGATGGCCATGGAACTCAGACCATATCAACAAGAGGCCCGTGAAGCCATCCAGAACGAGTGGACGAAAGGCGTCAAGAGAACGCTGCTGGTTTTGCCTACCGGCTGCGGAAAAACAATCGTTTTCAGCAAAGTCATAGAGGATCGCGTGCGGATGGGCGAGCGAGGGCTCGTCCTTGCCCACCGCGGCGAGCTGCTCGACCAGGCGGCCGAAAAGTTGGAAAAGGCCACTGGGCTGAAATGCGCAGTCGAGAAGGCTGAGCAATCCGCACTCGGCAGTTGGTACCGAGTTGTCGTGGGCAGCGTACAGACCATGATGCGCACCAAACGGCTCGAACAATTTTCTCCTGATTACTTCAACTTCATCATTGTCGACGAAGCGCATCATTGCCTCGCCGACAGCTACCAGCGCATCCTGAAATACTTCGATGGCGCCAACGTCCTCGGCGTCACGGCGACGCCGGATCGCGGCGATATGCGCAACCTCGGCTCCTATTTCGAGTCGCTGGCCTACGAATACACGTTGCCGCGGGCAATTAAAGAGGGGTATCTCAGCCCGATCAAGGCCATGACCATCCCGCTCAAGCTCGATCTTTCCGCGGTCCGAGTGCAATCCGGAGATTTTGCGGCCGGCGACTTGGGCACGGCGCTGGATCCGTACCTGGAACAGATTGCGCATGAAATGTGGAACGTGGCCAAGGACCGGAAAATCGTCGTTTTCCTTCCGCTCGTCAAGACGAGCCAAAAGTTCGCCCGGATCTTGAACGCGATCGGTTTCCGGGCCGCGGAAGTGAACGGCGAATCGGATAATCGAGCGGAGATCCTGGCCGACTTCGAGGCCGGAAAATACAACGTCCTTTGCAATTCCATGTTGCTGACGGAGGGATGGGATTGCCCGAGTGTGGACTGTGTAGTCGTGCTCAGGCCGACGAAGGTCCGCAGTTTATACAGCCAGATGGTCGGCCGCGGCACCCGGCTATATCCCGGGAAAACGGAACTGTTGTTACTCGATTTTCTCTGGCATACAGAACGCCATGAACTCTGCCATCCAGCACATCTGATTGCTGAGAATGAAGAGATCGCCAAAGCCATGACCAAGCGGATTGAGGAAGCTGGGGCGCCGGTTGATCTGGAAGAAGTAGAAGAGAAAGCGGCGTCGGACGTCATTGCGCAGCGCGAGGAAGCGCTCGCGAAGAAGCTGGAGGAAATGAAGCGAAGGAAACGTGCGCTGGTCGATCCGCTGCAATTCGAAATGAGCATCCAAGCGGAGGATCTGGCCAATTACGTCCCGGCGTTCGGTTGGGAAATGGCACCGCCGAGTGAGAAGCAGCTTCGCACGTTGGAGAAGCTCGGAATCTTCCCGGATGAAATCGACAACGCCGGTAAAGCTGCGAAGTTGCTTGACCGACTGGAGAAACGCCGGATAGAGGGGCTGACCACACCGAAGCAGATTCGTTTTCTCGAGGGACGCGGCTTCCAGCACGTTGGAACATGGTCGTTTGACGCCGCCCGAAAGCTGATCGATCGCATAGCGGCCAACGGCTGGCGGGTGCCGAGCGACATCGATCCGAGAACGTATAACCCTGAAATGGTACTCACCTCATGATGGAGGGCATGAACCATGTGGTATGGACGAGCGGTTACCACCACAGGAACACCTGTCCCGAAACGCGATATTGAGGAGAAATCCAGCGGCAGCGGGCCGGTCATCACGTACCGGCTGAGTCCGGAGGAACTGGAGCGCGTGCGCCGCGGGGAGAAACTCGAGAAGAAGGAGGAACAAACCATGTCAACGACAACGGCGCCGAAAGCGCCGGATAAGATGGAAGTGCTGCGCCGGCTGGCGGCCGGGTGGAAGGTCAGCCGAATCGAGGAAGAGCTCGGCCTGAGTAAGGGAGCGCTG